TATCAGTAATATTCTTATCTTCAAATTGAGTAGATATTAATATACCAGCGGCATTAGTAACATCCTCATTGCAACATCTTAGAGTTGCCTTCATCTGCTTACCACCAACAATCTCACGATTGGTTACCTCGTAAACAATCATACTCAAATCGATGACATTATCTTTTGCATCGGAAAATGATATGCTAATTGGTTCCATACCAAAAACCTTAGACATCAAAGCATCTTCACTATCAGTAAGAGTAACTTCTAAGTGAATAGATGATCTGCGAATGTCTTCTGCATACCTAATATTCAAGACATTATTAGGAGAAACCGTGAACGGTTTTCCCTGAACATTAATGACTAATTCGTTTAGTTTAAAATTTCCCTCTTCTTTCATTATGCGTATTGACTAGTTGCGGAGAAAACTTCAAAGAAAGGAGAATCAGACTCTTCCATTCCAGCGCGGTTGCTACCACTATTTAATGTACTTGTTCCAGATTTAGTCGCCGTAGCAGGTGGTTGTGCTGCTTGAGCAGTGGCACTGGCAAAGGACTGAGTGATGCTAGTAGTTTGATCCTCTTTCCTCTGCATGAGTTCAGACTCTAAACTTGTAGTCAGGGACATCAAATCAGGTTTCTTATCTTGGATGGAGGATTCTGCCTGAGCGATCTCAATAGCATGAACGTGTCCGTCAGAACCAGTAATTACGTTACTAGCAAGATTGGTTGCACCACCAAATAAAGTCTGGAAAATATTTTTGTTGCTATCTCCAAACTCAGTCTCCTCTGTATTCTGAGTTCTACTATCGCCTGTAGTATTTGTAAATAGATTTTTCGCTATTGTTGTTGGTGAGAATGAAGATGTAGAATCACCATGAGCACTAGCATTCATGGTGTTATTGGTCATCATATTAGTGATCGCTGGACCTGTCATATTAGGTCCTAATCCATTACCAGTGACATTATTGCCCCTGGGAGTTGGACTATCGTCACCCTTAAACCAACTGAATGGATTCCACCACTGTTTTTTACTACCAGACGTGTCTGCTCCTGGTGTAGAACCACCAGTCTGAGATGCTTTTGTTGGTGTAGTATTACTGACTCCAGACTGAAGCATTGCTGGATCATCAGGAACATTCTCTAATGTTGACTTAGGAACGTTAAATGCATTAGATATAAAGGACAGAGACTTGTTTAAGTCTTGCTTCTGTTCATTAGACTTGACTGGAGTTTTCGCCAACAGACTCATCAGTCCACCAGCAACAGCTTGCAGAGGAGCTGCCATTGCAAGTCCAAGTGCTTTCTTCAGTTTTTCATCAATACCAAAGTCGGCATCAAACTCATCAGAAATATTTTTTTCCAGTCCCTCTTCAAAACCAGACTCTTTGAGAGACTGTACTTGAGGTCTGTCTGAAGGTGGTGTTAGTAAGTTACTAGAAACGTTAAGGTTGTTGTTAACGCCAGCACCAAGACCACCACCCAACATAGAGGATTGTGGAGTGATTACATTTCCATATGCACTCTTAGTCGTTCCACCACCAGGAGCGCCTTTTTTGTTCAGTCCTAATACATCTCCAAGACGATCGAGAAGACTACCACCTTTTTTCTCCTCCTCATCATCATCACCTTCCTTCTCTGGACCTTGAAGACTTACATCATCAGCGAAGATAATAGGATCTAAGTCTGGTCGTGGAAGATCACCTGGATTTAGGAAGTTAGAGAATCTTCTGAAATAGTTTTGAGTTTTATCTACCTCTTGCCTATCAAGGTTAATACTCTCACTTGTGCTGGATTTTGTTTGATTATCAGCGTCCGCAATGTCCTGCAGTCTCTCTGCTAACAGGAAGTCTTTGTATACATCTTCTCTGAAGTAGAATTTGATGAGTTTATTTCTGTCATCAATCATCTTCGAGATGCCTTCAAGACCTCTCGTAAAAGGAACTATATTATTTGATGGTGCTTCTCCACCAAGATCTACGTCGCTATCAAAATCGCTCATTGATCTACACCTTTAGAGAACGGTGAAATGATATAAGGACGTTTAGGACTCTTTTCTCTCATTACAGTTGTTAATTGAGGAGTGTATGATGTAGGTCCTGGAATAGGGATTTCAACTATACTATTTACCCTACTTCTTTCTAAGGTTTTTGTAGTTTGTTGTCTAACAATATCTAATTCCGAAGTTTTCTCCTTACTATTGTAAGTAAAGTTCTGACCACCTTCACCTTCAGTCTCTTCTTCACCACTGCCCTGAGACATACTACCCATCATAATATGTTTGGATAGTTTAGATAGTAACTCTGGATCTCTAGCACCACCATAACCAGAACCACCCTTGGTAGTATCAATCTCATAGTGTAAGTGAGGACCAGTAGAACTACCTGCACCAGGGTGACCTTTGGCACCACCAGTCTCACCAAGCGCTTCGCCTGCTGTAAAAGTTCCACTCTTCTTGAAGAATCTGCTTAAGTGAGCAAGACGGAACTGTGCTCCAAGACTAGGAACCCAAGCATCGATAACATAACCATATCCACCTGCAGTTCCAGCAAATACAATCTCACCTGGAACGTTCAATCCAATAGCAGTTCCCGTAGGTACACCAACGTCAATACCACCATGAAGTCTTCCCCAACGTGGACCATATCTAGATGTGATTGGATAACCAGAAATATTATCAGTATCAGTGGAACCTTTAGGAGTGATCTGAGCACCTTGCATGGTAGGATCATACTCAGGAACCATGACTGGTGCTGCTGAAAGTGGTTCTTCATGATGCGCTTGAGCAGCGCCAGCGGACAAAACTCCACCTGCAGCTGCAACTGCTATAGGAACTGCAGACTTCGCAATATTTTTGCCAAAACTAATGGCTCTTTGGAACATATTTTTTACACCTCTTTGTTCGACTTCGGGATCCGCTGTGTCTATAACTGGAATTTGACCTGGAATATTGATTCCACCAACCTCAAATCCTTTTGCTGCACCAAATATAGACTTCAGTTTAGATACCACCGACATTGTAGCAGAATCAGCACCAACTTGTCTAGCAACAGATTCAGCGATACCAACAGATATGGATCCTGCTTCTCTATACAAAGCGTTGATAAATTCATTTATCTTTCCTTGTGGTAAAGCAAGTTCAGTTGTTCTTTCACCTGCTAAACTGAACGTAGGACCACTAGCAATACCACCATAAGAGAATGGTACAGCTTGGCGAGCAAAAGGTACGATATTATTTTTTACACCCTCTTTTACAAATGGTACAATCTTGTTAGCTCCAGTAACTCCTGGAGTTGTAGCACCGCTACCACCAAATAAACCAGGAAGAAAAGAACTTAGAGCAAATCCACCACCAACGGTGAGTGCAGGAGCAAATACAGAAAGAACTGTAAGAAGTTCATTATAACCTTCACTAAGAGGGTTAGCAAAATTAGGTAACTCTGGAAGAAATTTAAAATTATCGGCAACGTCTTTATATTGATAAATGTCCCCGAGAGGATCATCAAATGTTTGCTCTCCAGTAGTTATTAGAGGTTCTGTCTTAGGTTGATCTATCCCAGGAGTAACAGGAATAGGGTCTACTTCAGGAGCAGGAGGGGCGACTGGTCGCTCTGTAGGTATGTCTAAACTAGGAGTCCTAATTGGAGGAGGAAGAGGAACGGGAAGAGGAATAGGTGTGCCTACTGGTTCCCTCTGTGGTAGTTGCTCCTCAAACTCCCTTACAGGTTGTCTTACAGGTTGTTTTACAGGTTGCCTTTCACCATCATCTCGCCTACGACGCCTACCACCACCCTCTTCTTCTTTCTTTGCTTCTTCTACAGAAGTTTTGACAACAGCAAGTCGTTTGTCAACATAATGAGTGCTAAGGAAGAATCTAGGTCTCTTTCTTAGATAATCAAAGTAATCTTTTTGTGTGTCTAGGTATTTCCTAAACGACTGGGTAACGTCGGCAATCTTACTCATAATACTACCTTCTTACCACGTTTTACACCATGAGAGAATGGATCAAAATAAGATGGTTCTTTCCTGGCAACAACTTTTTCAACAATAGACTCCACAGGAACATTTTGTCCAGGGAACATGATAGGTAGGAAATCAATACTCTCTTCTACCTTTTCCATGGCGATGAAATCTCTTTTCTCTGCAGGAATATTTAACTGTTCAGGGTCACTATCCACCTTTGGTGTAGGAGACTTCACCATCATGGCAGTGTCAATGATACCGCCTTCAGCGTTTTCCGTAGGTGTAAATCCACCCTCAGGTAATTTTTCGTATAAAAGTTTATACCATTTGTCTCTATTGATTTCTCTTCCGTTTACATCAAAAAACTTGACTTGAGCGCCGCCAAACCAACCTTTTCCTTGGACAATAGTTCCAACACCAGCAACTTTTTGATGCAAACCAAGATTCTCAATCTTGTTCTCTTCTATCTTGTCAAGTATCTTTCCAAGTTCTTGTACCTGTGCAGGACTGAATTTTGCGTTTGGATCAGGTTCTTCAACCTTCGTCGCCTCCTCCGTTTTTTTATCTAACTCACCAGAAAGCAGTTGTTCTTTATATGCATTATATTTTGCGACTCTATCTGCATATCCATTAATCTGACTAGGAGAGGTTGCAGCAGGAAGATTAATAGCAGCAGAGTGAGAGAATACGTTATCATAGTCTCCACCATCTCTTTGAACTCTAGGACGAACTGTACTCTTCCAATATGCAACAGCAATCTTAGCAGCAAGATCGCCATCCATCGCTAAATCTGGGTTGTTAATCAAATCAACGCCAAACATGTCACCATATTTCTTGTAGTTGTAATCATGGGTAAGTTGAATATAACCTCTTCCATGATATTTTGTGGTATATGTTTTACCTTTTGCATCAGTCCAAGGTCCTGTATGACCACCATAATATTCACGACCACCACTTAATTCTCTTCTAAACTGGAATTGTCCTGTCTCATGACTCATCTGAGCAAGGAAAGCAGCAAGTTCTTTACCTTCGATACCCTCTTGCTTTGCAACTCTCAGAAGAGGACCTTCGCCAAACTGACCATTACCTCTATCTGTAACATCCCCAGCAGGGATCATCATACCTGATGATACTGTGGCATTTTGCACTTGTGCAGATGCAGGTCCCGCCATGAATAGCGACGATACAAACGCAAGTCCTACTCCCAGAGTAACCTCCAGTCCAGTTTTCAAAACTCTAATATCATTTGAGGATCCTTTAATAGCAGGTTTCACCTGTTCAATTCCAAACGTCTTCTTAGATTTATTGATTGCAACTTTGAGTTTTGCTGTAGATGAACTCATTGGTAAGACCGCTAACAATCCAGAAGCAGCACCGACCATTAAAGATCCAAGAGGTTTGTATGTCATCTCAGTAATATTTTTACCGATGTCATCAAAGGGAATCATGACTTCTGGTTGACCACCCTCAGCGATTACAGATCTGGTTGGAGCAGTCAAGACACCGCCTTCGTTCAATCCAACTAGTCCAGTACCGATGTCTGCCGCTGTTCCCGCTGCAAATGATCCAATCGCACCGCCGATCAAACCACCTACAAGAATACCAACAGGTCCAGCAAAGGCACCTAAAGCAGCACCCTTAGCAGCACCAGCAAGACCACCAGCAAGACCAGCACCAGTACCTATGCCCGCTTTTGCTACACTTTGACCCTCAGCAAGACGATCAGAAAACTCTAGTCCAGCAGTAATAACGTTAAGAGCTGCATTTGCCCTACCAAAGTTCCTAGCAAATGAAGATCTAGGTGTATTAAATCTCTTTGCAAATCCAGGACGCTGACGCATGTCGTTAAGACGTTGCCTAGATGTCCTACCGTCTCTTCCTACTTTAGTTCCTCTTGTTTTACCTCTTGTATATTGTCCTCTCTCACCAATGTAATAGTCTTGAAGACCACCTTTACCGATATATGGTTTTCTTACTGTACCTACGATAGAGTGTGAGGTAACAAAGAACGCTCTTTGCCTCTCCTCTCGTAAAAACTGTATATAATCTTTTTCTTCTTTTAAAAGAGAGCTGAGGAATCCACCAAATTGATCTGCGCTTTTGGTTAATGCCCCAATTTCCATCATTACCTTCTACGACGCCTTTGCTCCTCGATTCGGTCTCTTTCATCTTGCAGATATGCTGCAAGTAAATTTACATATACATCCCTTTCCCAAGGGATCATACCTTCGATATCGGTCAAGCTATATTTATGATGCTGCACCAAAGCAAAGTTCGTTTTATAGAAAGTCATAAGACTTTCTTGGAATAGGGCTATGCGAAAAAATTGGCAAGTCCTTCAATAACGATGTCACTAGAAACCTTTGTGTTAGGATTCTTGACCTTGATCGTGTGCTTAAGTGATGGCATCGTATTGAAAAATTCTTGGATCTTTTCAAACTGATGATTGGTCAACGTCTCAACCCACTCCTTTGCTTCGTCAAAGGTAAAGTCATCATTCATGTCCTCACCGACAAATACCTTGTCAATGCAAGATGCTACGAGTTCATATGGATCAGGGTTTTCTGCAGTAAAATTGACCTTTGCAAAATAGTCAAGGTTAGGATATTTCATCACAAGCAGAGTATTGTCATCTAGTTTAACTTCCTTCTTATGTCCCTTAGGAAAGTTGACTTTGATGTCATCAATAGTGATTGTGATACTTAACTCTGTTTCTCCGTCATCTGGGCAAACAACGTTCATCGAAATTTGCTCTTCTACTGATCTCGCTCTCATATTCATGAAGATATACTCGATATCAAACAGAGCAAGATCCTCAACCTTGAAGTTGGGAGTTACAACACAGTTTTTAAAGATTTGAACAATTGCATCTAGAATTTGCTGATCGTTCTGTGATTCTAGTGCAATCAAAAGAATTTTTTGCTCTTTAACAAGAAAAGGACGATATTTAATTTTCTTTTTTGTCGAAGGCACCACCAATTCGTAAATTGGCGTTGAAATAGTGGGTAAAGGCATTATGCAACAGGACTAGGTTTTTTATAGACAGGTTTCGCATATTCATAATACATGCTAATGCTCAATTTGACAAGTCCATTTTGACTTGCATGAGACATAGGGATAGATGCTACTGAATATGGCCATGCTTTTGCAAGCGTGATAGTCAAAGGTTCCGTATTTTTGAACTTTTCTAATTTTTTGATGGTAAAGTCGCAAACATACTCATCATAGAAACGAAGGGCAGAAATTCCATATGCTCTTACATTATTAGGACTATAGAATCTTTCTCCATCTGGTTCTACATTACCAACAAAATCAATCCAAGCTCTAAAGAAACGATATGGTAACGAAGATACATCACAGATGAATGTCATGTCCATCTCATTGTAAATCTTACTCGATGCGATCTTGACAGGGATTCCTTTTTGGAACTGTCGTACCTCAGAGTTCTGGAATGTGATACCAGGAATCTGAATTTCATTGTTGAGGTAGTTCAGGAATCTTAGTTCTTGATCCCAGTCGATACCAAGTGCCTTCATATTATCCTTAATCGTGGACGTAGCAGAAGGCGCAATGTTAAACTCATAAAGAGTTGGATTAGAAGGTCCGCCCCTTTTATTGACTATTTCGGTAATGAAATTACCAATGCTGACTGGTGTCGCCATAAATACACTTATTGGGGTGACCTATTTATTTATGGCGTCATATAAGGGAAAGTATAAACCAAGCAACTATCGTAAGTATAAAGGAGATCCAACCAACATAATCTACCGTTCTCTCTGGGAACGCAAGTTTATGTATTACTGCGATCATAATGAAAATGTTTTACAATGGTCAAGTGAAGAATACGTTATACCATACAAATCACCCGTCGATGGTAAATGGCATAGATATTTTCCTGACTTCTGGATGAAGGTACGGTCTACCGATGGAAAAACCACAACTTATCTTGTAGAGGTTAAACCTAAGAAACAGGTCGAAGGTCCCAAACCTCAAAAGAGAAAAACGCAACAATACATAACGGAGGTTGCGACCTATGCCACAAACAAAGCAAAGTGGAAAGCAGCAGAAGAGTTCTGTAGGGACAGGCTTTGGCAATTCAAAATCATCACCGAACTCGAACTCAAAGTTTAAGGAACTGCTCGATAAATTTGTCGGAAGAAAAATATCTAGGACTAATCTTAGGATGGAAGTATTCATGCTCCTAGATGACATGGGAGCAGGCAGAGGAAATAATATTGAGGTTGGTAAATACTACTTTTTTGAATACAATCCAAAATTTAGAGACAGTCTGAAAGAATGGGATCAATACCCACTAATACAGGTTGTACAGAAAGATAAACACATTCTTGGTTCTAATTTACACTACGTATCACCAAAACGAAGATTAGGGGTTCTAAATAATAAAAGTATACCTAACGAAACTCTGCACTATTACATCCCTAAGCAAAAAGAAACTAATTTCTATGAGCTTGATGAGCAAGATGCAGCATTGTTGAGTCAACTGCCCCTCGACCACTTTCATCGAAATCGATAATGGCACTACTAGCAGAATATCCGAAAAACGTTAGCTCAACTGCATTCGCGTCTTTCTTAGAGATTGAGAGACTCCAATACAAAAAGGGTCTTGAGAAAGCTGGTGGTGCAACAGAGAGTCTGTTGACTAGTAATCTTGCTGGTTTTCTTGGTGGTATAGGCACTACGGTTGGTGGTATCTATAACACTGGAGCAGACCAAAGCACCATAAGTCAACTTGAAAGCACTTTAGCACAAGCACAAGGGATTGAAGCTACTTCCATAGCAGATCAGTCTGGTGGACTGGGAGTCAATGAAGAAACTGCAAGTAAACTAGAATCTATTAGTGACCTGACCGATGCACAACTAGCAACAGTCAAAGATTCTAATGGAAATCCAGTAACAAGAGAAAAGTTAAAAGAAATTCAAGAGAGAGCAATTCTCAGAAGAAATAAAGATGGACAAACCATCAATGTTGCTCTACCTAATGAAATGTCATATGGTTATGGTGCATCCTGGAACAATACTTTCAAGATCGGAACCTTAGCAATGGCATTTAACAGTGCGCCAGGTCTGGCGACTAGTGGTCTTGCTGCCATTATTGGTGGTGGCGCTGGTGCAGCGCTCGAAAAACAAAGGCAAAAGGCAAGTGCGGGAGGAACGGAGGGTGGCAAACTTTTAGGAGCTATCGGTGCTGGTGCTGCAAAAGCAACAAACCCATTTGGAATCAATAGTGACCTAAATCCAGCAAACGCACAAGGTTTAACAAATCTCGCTGGTCTTGCGGGGATGGCACCTAACGAAAATGCTGTTCAGTTTTTCAGCAACATTGAATTTAGAGAATTCACCTTTGATTTTGAAATCTTCACTCCGAGTGCTGCAGATAAAGCAATCGCAGAAACCCTGGTAAAGTTTTTCAAACAGGGTATGCATCCATCTGCTCCAGCAGGAACAGGTGTTCTGAAGTTTCCAGACGTTTATATTATTAGACCAAAGTTTAAACCTGAACGTGGATCTGCCACTAATCATTATCTCTTACCACAGTCAAAGAGTTGTGCTCTAACAAATCTTAGAGTCAATACAACTCCAATGAACTCAGTTCAAACGACTTATGACGGTACATTCCCACTTATAACTATTTCCGTAACATTTAAAGAACTCACCGCTCTCACCAGAGAAGATCTGGAAAAAGGATACTGATGTCACTACTAACCTCTCTACCTAATGTTTTATATAACATTAACCCAGCGTCTACAGACCCTACCTTTATTCTCGCAAAGAATATTTGGAGAAGGGCGCAGATTCTTGCTGAGTTTAAAAATAAAATCAGTCTCTTCTCTGAGTATATCGTAAAAGATGGAGAAACTCCAGAGCAAATTGCTTTGGAGAGATATGATGATCCGTTCCTAAACTGGACTATCTTAATTGCAAATGACATTGTAAACTATCACGACCAATGGCCTAGATCTGCAACATCTTTAAATGAATATGTGCTCAACAAGTACACCAATGCTTATGCTATCAAACACTATGTCACTACAGAGGTAAAAGATAGTCTCAACAACATCTTACTTCCTGCAGGAAAAGTGATTCCAGAAACATTTACTTTCTCTTATGTGGACTCTGGAACTGGATCTCAGGTAAGTTTAAGTCCCAAAGCATCTGTCACATATTATCAATATGAACAGCAAGAAAATGAGAAAAAAGAGAAAATACAAATTATTCGACCAGATCTGATTGAAGACTTTGTTTCTGCATACCAAAGAGTTCTAGTTAGAGGTGGCAACACTACATTTGGTATCAGCAACGATGACATCGAAATGTAAAAAACCTATAGACAAAAAAATACCCCGAATTTTTTTTCGGGGTTTCTGGTAACTGAAAGGTCGATTTTCCTCAGTCTTCTACGATTTTGACTTTGTATGTAGTGGTCTTTGCTTGCTTCTTTGCGAAGTGCAAATCCATTCTCTTCTTTGCATAGTATAGAGCAACCAGAACAATGATGAACTGGATGCCCTCTTCCCAACTCATATTCCAAGCATCTACCAAGTCAAGTTGGGCTTGGGCAAACAGGTTCATTCTTTCTTGCTCCCTTTGTTGAAACCGAAGGGACCGAGTTTGTCTTTTACTCGTTCCTTCAACACTGCGGCACCAAGTGCCTCCATAACTTTCAGAACGTCCTCTGCTTTGTGAGGACCAGGACCCATACGCTCTGCAGCGTAGTTGTACTTCTGAAAGAACTCGTCAGAGACGAGTTTATAATCTTCAACGGTAATCGGTTCAGTCATCTGCAGCAAGTTTAGCGAAGTAGGACATGGTGTCATCCTCATCCTGTTGAGGTGCTGCAGCAACACGAGAAGGTGATGGAGCAGGAGTGATGTCAGGACTGTTGAAGTTCGGTGTGAATTGACCACGACCTTCAGACTCATCCTCAAGCGACTCATCAACAACAGAACGACGTGAAGAGTTCAGAACACTGTCCAAACGATCCTTCAGTTCATCGTAAGTCTTGAACTGATCATCAGCAGTGAAAGCAGCAAGACTGTACTCTTTGTTCCAGATAGACTCAAGTTGGTTATCCTCAAACCCACCAAGGGTACCAGGACGATCAAACTCAGACTTGTCGTAGTTCCAGTAACCAGCAACGTTAGTGATCTTCAGTTTGAAGTCAGCACCCTTCCAAAGATCGAAAGGATTCACTGGTTCTTCATCTTCAAATGCAGGTTGCATTGATTCCATGATCTTATCAAAGATCTTCTTGCCGTAACGATACAGGAAGACACGACCTTCGTTCTGAGGGTTAGCAGGATCCTTCACAACATAGATGTTGCTGTAGTAATTCAACTTACGCTTTTGCTTACGTGCGGTCTCTTTGTCGGCATCAATGCCAGAGTTCCACAGTTCCCTGTTCAGGTCAGAGACAGGATCTTTCTTGCCCAAAGTGGTCAAGGAGTTCTCAATATACCATCCACCAGGACCTTGGAAGGCATGACTCCACACTTGTGCCCACGGCAGGTCTTCGCCGTCGGGTGCAGGAAGGAAACGAATGACTGCGTAACCGTTACCTGCCTTATCTACCTCAGGTTTCCACAGACGCTCGTCTGGTCCGCCTTTAGTCTCTGTTTTATTCAGACTCTCTGCCTTTGCAAGCAAATCACTGTAGCTAGACTTTTTGAGGGATGAAAAGGACATTTGTATTCTCCGTATTTTCGTATTTGTGGTATTGATTGCCACCCTGTAAGGGTAGCATTTTATTTAGGGGGTGTCAAGTTTTTCCATCATGTTTTTGATGTCAGCTTTGAGGTTCTCATAGAACTGAGCGTTTACATCAGCAGGATTCATACCCAACATCCGTGCTGCCTCTCTGATCTGATGCATGAATGCTTTTGACTCCTCATCATTACAGAGAGATAGACGCATGAACATAGTCTGCTGGAGATTAATTAACTCCATCATCTTATCAAGTTGAATCTTTTTCTGTGGTGCTGTAAGAAGCAGTCCCATCTTATTGATGTCAAGGTAAAGTTCTTGCATACGCAGCAACTCTCCCTGAACAACTTCAGACTCAAAAAACTTGCTCATAGGTATTCTCTCTGAATAATCTTTTTATATTTACCCAAATCCTGTCTCTTATACACATCTCCGAGCC